GCCCACGCCTCAGTGCCCAATTCCACGAACTTCCACTGAGACCGATCCTGATCAGACCGCGCCCATGCTACGGCGCGGCTCACGGCGTCGAGCTCACGCGGTGCAGCAACGGCAACGGGCGCCGGTGCGGCCGCGAAGTTCTCCCAGATGCGGCTCCTCAGGTAGGAGGCAGGAGACCGCAGCGGCGCCTTCCGCGACTTGGCGTGGTCAAGGTACCTCGGCAGGGCCATCATCGCCTTCGCCTGATCGCCGTGGCTCAGCCGAGCCCATGGCCGCCGCGCTTCATGGGGCGAGTGGCCAGGATCCGCAGGGTACGCGGCGATGAATGCAGCGAAGGCTGTCTCGAAGTCCTCGCCAGATCCCTTCCCTTTTTCCTCAGAAGAAACACGCACCACGCCCCCCTCAGGGGGGTTGGGGGGAGTATCTCTTGATGTATCCCTTGATGTATCTTCTATATGGCCATCGCAATTTGAGAGGGGCCCCCTCTCGTCGTTGAGAGGGGGCGGGTCGCAATCTGAGAGGGGGGGACTCTCAATTTGAGAGGGGGTATCCATCTCTGTCGGAGAGACGCTCTTCTGCGCCGGCGCACCAGCCGCCGGGCGATCCATCAACAATTTGAATATATTGGCTACTTGGCCCTGCCGTCCGCGGAACTGACTGACCCGCTCGATGAGGCCGCGCTCCTCGAGGTCAATAAGCTTGCGACGGACGGTTGCGACGCCCTGTTCAGTGACATCAGCCAAATGCGCCACGGACGGGAACGAACAGCCGTTGGCGTCGGCATAATTGGCCAGCCTCATTAGCACTGCGTGGGCTCCGACCGAGCCCGTCACCTGCTTTTCGGCCCACGTGGATGCCGCGTTGCTCATTCCGCCGCCTCCAGACGCTGCACGGGCGCGGCATCGGCCATCAGCGCGCTCACGCAAGCGCGCATCTTGGCGACCGACACCGCATTGCCGATCTGCCTGATCTGCTCGGTCTTCGTCCCGGTGAACTCGTATGTGGCCTCATCGGTGTTGAAGCCCATGGCGGCGGCGAGCTCGTGAGGCTCCAGCATCCGGAACAGGATGTCATAGCGCGCGCCGCTGCCGTCGACCGCGCCTTCCACCAGGTTCACGCGTCCAGAAGCGCACAGTGTGGGCGCAGGCTCGCCGATGTCATGGATGCGCGGCGCCTGCCCCTCGCGCTCGCCGAACTGGGCCACGATGAAGGCCAGTTCGCCCCGATTGGCACCGGTCACTGTCGGCAGGGGATCGGCGGCATCTCGCGCACGGTTTCCGGCATCGTCATGCGTCACCGGCATCACGATGGCGAATTCGCCGCCCTTGGCCGTCGTCAGAGTCGGGATGGGCTGCGCCACGTCCCGCGCTGTTGCTCCGCCGCCCGATTGCGTGACGGGCACGACCATGCCGAACCGACCCTTCGTGGTGCAGCTGGGCAGGGGCTCCTCGGCCGAAATGCAGGATTCGCCCGAGCCGGACCCGTAATAGGGCGAGATCAGCACATGCGAATGCTTGGCAACCTGCGTCGGCGTGGGCTCCGCGACCGAGCGCGGTGCGCCCTCGGCATGGCGGGAGAGAACGAACGGCTCCACGAGATATCCGCCGCCGGCGCAGTTCGCGGTCGGGGCAGGTGCGCCGATGTCGTGGGCGCGGCTCGCGCCATATCCGTCGACATGGCGATTCAGGATGAACGGCTCGGCAAGGCCGATGTGGCTGGCCTCGGAAGTCTGTGTCGGCAGGGGCTCGCCGTCCGCTCGTGGCGCCGCCCCCTTCTTCAGGTTCACCAGCACGGGCTGGGCAAGCCCGATGTGTGAGCCGCCCGCCGCGATCGTCGGCAGCGGCATATCAATGCCGCGCTCGGCCATGTGATTGCGCAGGATGACGAGGAAGGGCGCCGGCCACCGGTTCTTCACCGCCCCGGCATAGATGCGCGCCATGGTCTTCGGCGCCAGAGCCTTGGGGCGATCGAAGATCGACTTGCCCTTGATGGACCAGTCGATGATGTCCCGCGCCGGCTTCCACGGCAGATAGGAGCCGAACAGGTCGCCCCCAGCCTCGGCGCGCGGCCGATGCGTCGGCACGGGCCACATCACGCGCCGCCGATCCGACCGCGCCATCAGGATGAAGCGCTGTCGCGTCGTGGCGTCCCCATAGTCGGCGGCGTTCAGCTTGCGCCATTCCGGGTCGAAGCCGAGGCGCCGCAGGGTCTCGATCCACGCCCGGAAATACTCGCCCTTGCGCGACGCAACGGGCTTTCCGGTGCGGGCGTCGACAGGCCCCCAGCCGGTGAATTCCCACACGTTCTCGATAATGAGCCGCTTGACGCGCAGTTCCGTCAGCCAGGTGATGATGTGCCAGGGGTCGGAGCGTTGCTGGTCCGATGTGGGCTTGCCGCCGCGCGCGACCGAGTGGTGCGTGCAGGTCGGCGAGGCCATCAGCAGGTCGAGATATCCTTCCGGCACCAGCAGGTGCGGCCGTACGGTCGCGATGTCCTGCACATGGTGCCGGGCCTCGGGATGGTTCTTCGCGTGGGTGTTGATGGCGACCGGCCAGTGGTTCACGCAGGTGAGCACGATGTCTTCCATGCGGAAACCCAGCGCGAGCAAGGCCCGGATAGCGCCCGTCGAGGAGCCGCCAGCGCCGCACAGGAGGTCGGCAATCAGGATCTTTCTGGCACGCCCGCTCATTCTGCCGCCTCCCCGCCCTCGATCGCGGCAAACAGCCCGCCGATCTGCCCTCTCGGCGCAGCGCTGCCGCCAACCGCGACAGGCGCGGCCCGCGCGGGAACGCTGATGCCCTGCCTATTGAGCACCTGCTCGGCCAGCTGCCGCAGGCGGCTGTCGTCGGAATGGACGTGGGCGACACCCGCCATCGGATCGGTGATGCCGCGCGCCTGGGAGGCCTTGAGGCCGAGGGTGCTGACCAGAATCGGATCCGAGCCGCCGTTGGCATGGAGGAAGACGGCCGTCACCTCCTGCGTCTGGCCCGGGCGATCCAGCCGCCCGATCACCTGCTCATGGACCTTGGGCGACCAGTCGAGTTCACCGAACACCACGGTGCAGCAGCGGCCCTGAAGCCCGTCCAGACCGGCACCCGAGCGCAGGGAGATGATCATCAGATCGCTCTCGCCGGCGATGAAGGCTGCCTTCGCCTTGTCCTTCTGCGTGGTCGTCTCGCTGCCCGTGTAGAGCACGGGATTGAACGCCGCGAGCTCCTGCATCCACACGTCGTAGACGTCGCGGTGCCACCCGGCGAGCAGCACGGGCTGCCCCGCCTCCAACAGCATCCGAACATAGGCCGCCACGTGGCGCGCCTTGGCGAGGCCCGTCACCATGCGGGCGTAGACGTCCAGCTCGCGCGCTGCCTGCCCCCGGTCCATGAAGGAGCCCGAGACCACTCTGAGCGCGAGGGCGCGCATGATGTCCGCCGCATCGGCCTCGACCTTCTGGTCGTACTCAACCTCGATGGTGATGGTGTTCACCGGCTGGCCGGCCCGCTCCCGCCGCAGCACAAGCTGCAGATCGCGCAGATGGGAGCCGAGGGCGTTCGGCTTGCTCACCACCCAGTTGCCGCCCTTGGGCTCGCACCATTCGCGCAGGAAGTCGGCGCGCTCGCCCAGCGCCCCAGGCTCGATGAACTCCATGACGTTGAAGATCTCGCCGCCGTAATTGTAGATGGGGGTCGCGGAGAGGCCGATGCGCATCTCGGCGGCGCGGCTGAACACCTGCGCCGAACGGCCCTTGAGCGTCGTCGGACCGGCCCGTAGCTCCTGAAGCTCGTCATAGACCACGGCGCGGAACAGCCCGGTTCCGGCGATGTCCACCCAGCCGAACAGGTTGGAATAGCTGAAGATGTACAGGTCCGCTTTGGGCAGCGTATAGGCCTGCGTGCCCTTGATGATGTGGCCGCGCAAGGTGGTGAACTTCTCGATGTATTCACGCAGCCACTGGGTGCGCAGGTGGGTCTGCACGACGATGGCAGCGGGCAGGTGCTCGCCGCTCGCCAGCGCGCCGAGGGCTGAAACCGTCTTGCCCAGCCCCACGTCATCCATCAGCAGCAGCCGCTTCAGGCGGCGGATCATCTCCACGGCCTGCGCCTGGTAGTGGTAGAGGTCGCGCCCCTCGCGGAAACCCAGCGTCTGAGGCGGCGTCCATTCAGGCAGCAGAATGCTCTCAACCTCGGCGCGGGCCTGGTGGAACGCGTCCCGCCCCCACAGCAGCGACCGGCGGTCCTCATCGCTCATCACCATGGGATAGCGGTGCAGGAACCACTCGATGTCGGAGGCTACGTCCGGGGTCGCTGCGAAGTGGAACGGCCCGGTCGACGACTTGTCGAGCCCCGGGAACATGGCCTTCAGCTTCAGCGCCACGTGCGGCTCGATACCGGACATGCACCAGCGGCGCCCCTCAAGGCGGAGTTGGCCATACTCCTTCACAGCCACGCCCTCCCGAGGTTGAGCACGGCGGTCGGTTTGCCGTTCAGCTCGGGCGGGAAGCCCATGGCGACGTTGGTTGCCAGCACCAGCGCGGAGACCTGCGTGTGGCCGGCATAGCGCTGGCATTGCCGCAGGATGTCGCGGCGCCCACCCTTGATCTTCACCTCGATGGCGATGCCGCCCACCATGAAGTCCACGATGTCGCCGCCACCCAGCGCCACCTCGCGCTCGGCAGGAATCCCAAGGGCGGCAAAGTGCGCGGCCATTTCGGCCTGAAGGGCCTTCTCGTTGTGAAGCGGCAGGCGCACGCCCGAAAGGGCGGCCAGAATGGCTTCGAGCGTCATTCGGCCGCCTCCGGATCGATGCTGTAGAAGAGGCCTCCCATCTCGACGCTGCGCGCGGCAGATTCCAAGTTTTTCCCAGCTACACCAAAGTATTGAGGCTTCAGTTCGGTACCAACGAATTTGCGCCCCATCTTGATGGCCTGCCATCCCTCGGACCCAATACCGAGAAAGGGAGAGAACACCGTGTCCCCTGGATTGCTGTAGAGGGTGAGCGTTCGCTCAATAACGTCGAGCTGGAGCGGGCAAAGATGGCGTTCGTCCTTGTCCTCACGGGCAACCCTGACGTTCAAAACGTTGGTCTGGCTGACAGTCATCCAGACCGGGGAGGCAATCTCCTGCCAGTGGGAAACGGGATAGACATTCGGATCGTGCCGAACCGGCTCGGGTGTCTTTCCTCCGCCTGCCGCAGCCGGCTTACGGAACACGAGGAGATAGTCCGGCATCCCCGTACGGCATCGGGTGGCATCTTCGCGAAAGGATTTGTAGAGCAGGCCGTGCGCCTTGGTGCGCTGCATCTCGACTACAGGATCCTTCCAGATGGTGACGCGCGAGTGGTAGACCCAACCCTCGGACTGATGGACCTCCCGGATCAGCGCCGGCAGATCGAACAGGCCGATCACACCATCGCGCGAAGCCGTCGTCGGCAGATCCGAGCAATGCACGGCGGAGACCCGCCCCGGCTTGGTGGCGCGGAACATCTCCCGCACCAGTTGCCGATAGGTTGCACCAAAGGTCTCATAGTTGGCCACGTTGCCCATGTCGCGCTCACTGTCTGAATAGACAAATAGATGGGCAAACGGCGGGCTGTAGATACTCACATCTATTGAATTGTCTGGCATACCGTGAGTGAACTCCACGCAATCGCAATTATAGATAGCGAATAGATCGTGGATATGCTGGTCAAGAACGATCATCGCTCAGCCACGCCGGAAGGCGCGCCTCCATTGACGGGGAGTAAGTGGCGAGAGCATCGACCCGCATGGCGGCGCGGCGCATGGCGTCGATCATCTCGATTTTCATGGCGTCGTGGTCGCCGGACTTTCGCGCCACGGTGGCCCATATCTCGGCCTCAGTATCGGCGCAGATTACATGAACTTGGACGGGTCGCCTCTGGCCAAAACGCCAGCAACGACGTACGGCTTGGTAATAATTCTCATAGGAAAAACTGATTCCACAGAATGCCATGCGTGCGCAATGCTGCCAGTTCAGGCCATACCCAGCGACGCGAGGCTTACTGAGAAGCCACTTTATCTCACCCCTAGAGAAGGCAGAAAGGCGCCCTTCCTTCATGTCGATTGGCATCTTGCCAGACACCTCGACGACGTCTGGGAGCAAATTCCGAACGGCATCGGCGTCGTAGTCGGTGTCGACCCAGATCACCCAATGCTCATCCGGATCTGAGAGGACCGTCTCAGCCGTCCTGGCCGCACGATCGGTCGAAGTGATCCTCTTTTCGGCATGGATTGAAGTCGCCGACGTTCCCGGCATCCGAAACAGCGTCATCTGGCCAGATGCGGGCGCGTCGCCCGCCACAACGCTGCGGTCGGCTTCTACGACATGAGTGCGGGTGACGAGATCCGGCATCTCAAAGCCGGCGTCAGAATATCCGATGTCTGAAGGGCGTGAAACGGCACGTGCCCATGACGATACCCAACTCCAGAAATCCTTGATGGCATGACCTTTGAGGCGCCACTTGCCGGTGTCCGCGCTGTCATGGAGAAACCATCGGGTCAGCATCTGCGTACGATCAAGAACGCCGAGGAATTCGCTGTGTTGCGCCAGCTCCGTGTGGTCGTTCGGCGCGGGCGTTGCTGAGCACGCCAGGCGATACGGTGTGGCAGAGAATGCGTCGATGAGACGGCGCGTCGTTACGCCGGAGAATCCCTTCAGGATTGAGCTTTCATCGAGAATGACACCGGCATAGTCACGAGGATCGAAATTCTGGAGCCGGTCGTAGTTGGTGACCACAATGGACGGGGAAGCTGGAGCGGCGCCCGTACGTGATA